TATAAATAGTTTATATTTTTTGTGTGCACTGTCTGCTCACTTATTTCACCGATTCACTAATGCTTGATTCTGTGCGTACTTTTTGTGCACTTTCTGCTCATTTTTTGTGCACTCCTGGCTCGCTTTTTGAGCACACATTTCCGACGCATTGAAGTTATCCACAATTGCACAGAGTTATCCACAATTTAATCTATTTTCCCGTTTTCATATATATACCCCTTGACATTCGCGTTTTCATGTGATAAGCACTATATGGGAGTACTTCACGCGAACACACAACAGACTAATTCATCTCTTTTATTTCCAATACCCACATATCTTGACTTGACATTATCTTCTTTCAATGCAATACTCTCTATGTATATAGTAACCGCCCAGGAGTATAAATGTGAACTCTGACGTGAAAGAAAAGCCTCGACGCCTGCCAGCCATACAAGATCCGATTATCTGTATGTCGTGTCAAGTACTGCATGAACAAGGAATCAGTTACTCGACTATTAGTAAGCGAATCGGAGTGTCGCACATGACTGTCCGCAGGATCATCGAGAAGAATGCGGAGGATTTTACCTGGTCAGACCCGGATGTCTACGCGCTCGTACAAAAAAAGCTGGAATTGCGCGAACGGCGTATGATTATCGAGCTCCAGGATCTTGCCCAGCGCGGCATAGCTCAACTGTCTGACGAGAAGCTCAGCGCAGCGTCTTTGCGCGACATAATGGGGATGATAAAGCTCAGTATCGATAACTATCGCAGGCTCCAGGGCAAAGACAGCATGTCGGATGCACTCAGACTTGACATCGTGATACATCAAGCGAACGAGAGCCGGAAGAAGAAGCATAAAGCTCCGCGATACGTCGAGAGCACAGTCAGCACAGTGCATATCGAGGACGCGGACGTGATTGAGGGCGTTGTTGAGTGTCCGGACACATCAGGCATAATTGATATGAAAACGGGTAAACGCAGTGATATCAAGCATAGTGAATGATACAGAATACCTATTGTGTATCTTTCGAGGACTGCATATATAATATTCCGAATGGGTATGGGGGCATCCGGGGGCGTATATCGGATTGGGGATGAAAGTATGTTATATGGCCAACCTCCAGCTATTAGCGTGGATTCCCCAAGCATTAGTTATTAAGTAATATAGAGAGGGTATAAGAATAGACATGGACTGGAAATAATAAATAATGGCTAATTACAGTGGAGGACAGTATACCAGAACGCAGAAGAGACCAGAACACATGACGGTGATAGACAAGAAGGTGGTGGATGCGTGGGAACTGTATTCGCAGAGTTTTGCGGATTTCATAGAGGATATGATAGGGATACCGGTGGACGATCCTGGAGGGGAGTGTGATTTATATTTAGATCCGCAGCAGAAGGAATTTGTAATAGAGGTATCGAACTTGATAAATGCGAAGTTATTCGCGTATGAGCATTGTTACAACATCAGGACGAAGGAATATTATGAGCGGAAGATGCCGAACTGGGTGAAGTATTATTACAAGAAGAAGGGGATAAGTATAAGGAGTGGCAAGGGGAACGGGAAAGATATGATAGTATCATTATTCATATTATATGCGTTAACGGTATTTCCGGATGTGTTGATACCGATAACGGGGCCGAAGTATGACCAGGTGGTGGATATTGTAACGAGAGAAGTGAGTACCTGGAAGGACAGGATGGATAGTGATGGTAACTACATATTCAAACTGAGGTCGAAGATAACGATACATGCGGACAAGATATTCAGGAATGACACAAAAGACCCGAGTAAGAGTAATTATGCGATAATAAGGACAAGTGCGAAGAATGCGTCGGTAGAGCAGCAGAAGCAGTGTATGGCGGGGTTGCATGCGTTTTATATGTTCCCGATATATGAGGAGGCGGATGGTGTTCCTCCGGCTGCGGCAGAGCCTTTGGATGAGACAATGACCGGGCCTGTGAATTTCTGCATATTGATATTCAATCCGAATACAACGAAGGGATTTGCGTATGAAAGCCATTATCATAAGAAGGAGAGGGAGAAGTATATCTTACTGCATTGGAATTCGGAAGATTCACATTGTGTAATGCAGGGGAAGATAGAGGAGATGAGGGATAAGTACTGGCCGACATATCCGGAAGGGAGGCCGAGAAATCATTATCGTGTCAATGTGTGGGGAGAGCCGCCGACGGAAGAGGAAGATTCGCTTATATCATATGAAAAGATATTTGAGGCGAATGATAGAAGTACGGATGTACCGGATGATTATCCGATAGTTCTGGGAATAGATGCGGCGGGGCAGGGGAAAGACAGATTTTCGGTAGCTGCAATGCAGAGTTACAGGGTTATCGCGGTACATGAGATAGATGGAATAGAGCCGGATGTGATATTTGCTGGACTGTGCAGTTTAATCCTTCAATATGGTCCTGCGGCGATAGCGATTGAATTTGATGGGCCGGGCTGGGAGATATATTATAAGATCAAGAAGAGATTTCCGTATGTCAAGTTAGTCAAATTACAGATGGGCGGGAATGCGAGAGATATAAAAAAGTTCAAGAACAAGCGGGCTGAATGCTGGTGGCATTTCAGAACAGAATTCAATAGAGATGTTTTTGATTTACCGGAAATCTATGATTTGACAGAAGAGATGCAGGCGATAAAATGGGACAAGGATGGTTCCGGGAAGATATATATAATCTCTAAACTTCTTTTGAAGAAAGCGTTAGGCAGGTCGCCGGATTATGCGGATGCGGTGATGATAGCGTCCCAGGTGAATCATGAGGTATTACCAAGGGGAGTGAAGTGTATCGGCAGGGGTTGGGAGAATAGAAGAAGCGGGATGAGAAAGAGAAAGAGTTGCTGGGCAGCTTGACCACGAAAAAGGGGCAAACCTAATGGAAGTATATGTCACGTTTGAATCCGCGGATGGACATCAGCATATAATAGTAGTCAATTCCGAGGGAGATAGTTACTGCACACCGGGGCCGGACGGGCATGAACACGGCGTTGAATTTGTTCCTCCGAAAGAAGTGATGATAGACAGGGCGACTGGTGAGAAGATACAGAGCGCGGCGGACGGATATTATATTCTGGGCGACACGGAGCATCATCCCGCAGAAATCATGTCCGGAGAAGAATTAACGCAGGATATCAAAGATCCGTATAAGAGGATGGACGACAAACAGAAAGCGGAGTTGGTGGAAAGTTATCTGGCCAATGCGGCAGAGAGGGAGTCCGAATCCAGAACGAGAGGGAATGAGGCTATCAGAATGATTGACAGGAATATTCAATGGGAGGAAGATGATAAGCCGGAAGAGGGCAGAGCGGCTATTACCACCAATAGAATGGCTCCTGTTATTGAAATGATAGAGGGGGAATTACAGAATAATATAACAGATATCAGGTGCAATCCGAACCAGAAAGGATCACAGATAGGGGCGGATAGCAGTACATATTTATTAAAGCACATAAGTGAACTTTCCAAGTTTCCGTCAGAAGAGATGGATATTTTTCATGACGAAGCGGTTCCTGGGCGAGGTATATTCGAGGGACATCCGGATTGGAATAGTAATCCGGAGGGCGAGGTCATTATAGGCAGATTTCCGTGGGATCATATTTATTTTGGAGAGCATTTGAAGAAAGATGGAAGGGATAGACTATACGAAGTTCATTCGGGAATGTACAGCTTTGACCAGATGGTGGCAATGTATCCGAATAAAGAGCAGGAATTCTATAAAACAATGCAGGGCGGCATGACGGCTCCATCGGGCACAGCGGTAACGACGGATGATGGAATCATGATAACGGCAACCACTGCAAAGGGACAGTCTGTCAGCAAGGATGAGGTTGCTAAGACATCTCTTACAATACCCGTATATGAATTATGGATAAAGGTTCCAATGCCGTCATATGTGCTTGTGGATACAAATACTCAGGAAGCAATCAATATTGATAACTGGAAACAGAAATATATGACAATGGTCAAGAAACTGAATGAGATCATGATAATGCCGAGATCAACATTCAGAATGAAGATTTTGAGAGTTGCGGGATCTGCCGTATTGGAGGATTACTGGTTGAGGGATAGATTTCCAAGGTTGAAGGAAGATATATTTTTCACAACTCCAGCGTATTGTTTGAGAATAGTCGATAGTGATGGTGAATTATTCCTGGGAAAGGGAGAATTGATTAAAGATGAGCAGAAGTTAATAAATAAACTTGATTCCTTGATGCTGGATTATGCAAATTATTCTTTAGGGCAGTGCAAATTCTATGATGATGATACTTTCCCAACAGACGAGGATAAAGATGATTATCTTGAAAATGGTCAGATTCCCTGGCATGTACAGAGAATAACAGATGTAACCAGAAAGCCTGGTCAGGATGAAAATAGAACGCAACCAGTTATTCATATACTGGCCGAAATCATTCAAAACCGCGAAATCACAATGGAGAAGATACTGAATCTTAACCCGGAATTCAGGGGGCAGACTTCGAGTTCCAATCAGTCCGGCATTGCGATTTTAAGGCAGCAGGCAAGGGCATTACTCGGATTAGTCCGGATGATGAAGAATTATTCATACAGCAAGTTATCCTTTTTCAAGAATATGTTGAAATTGGCGCAGCAGGTTTATTCCCCGGAACAGATACTTGAAATGATCGTATATCAGGGAAGCAAATCGAAAGGCAAGGTGCCCACACTCGACGGCATGGAAGTAGTTGGAAAGAGAGAACAGAGAGATATAGGGCAGAAACCGACTATTACTCATGATGAAATAATAGATTTTCTCTACGATGAAGATTACACGGAAGTTGATATGGTGATGTCCGAAGAGGCATACAGCCCGACGGTAAGGCTTGCATACTTCACAATTATACTCGAAGTAATGAAGGTGAGACCGGACGTGCCGGCAGAAATGTTTATCATGTATAGCCCCTTCCCGCAGGAGATAAAAGATGAAATGCTGGGGCTTATAAGACAGCAGAGGGAATTTGAACAAAACCAGGAACAGGCAAAAATGAATGTCGAATTGCAAAAAACACAAATAGCAAACCAGCCGAGTTCTAAAGATTACGGCAAACAAAAAACAGGATAAGGAGGAGTTTTACAATGTCGGGAGTGAAGAAAGAAACAAGTAATTTTATCGAGGAACTTGTAAAGAAAAGTTTCAATGGAGTTTGTGGTTATGATATGGAAAGGGACGGTCCTGTTTTGAAATTCAAGGCCACAAAAAAGTACAAGGATAAGAATGGTAAGAATGCTGTGAATTGTGTCAATTTTTCCTTTCCGGATAGTCTGGTGAATTGTGATAGTATTGCAGAAAAAATAAATTCCAGTCTTGAGGTTATTAAAGGAAGGGTGAATAAAGAAGTATCTGAGTCTGAGAAGAGAAAATAAAAAAAATATAACGGGGTAGCTGATATAGTCCCGGGAGGAATTTAAAATGCAGATAAAAAATCAAGATAATCCGGAAAATTCAGAAGTTGCGATAAATCCATCTGAAATGACTCGTGCGGAGATAGCCGCTCGTCTTAACAAGGAACCGGCTAGTTCCGAAGTTGGCGAGACCCTGGACGATGATAATGATGATGAGATCCGCGATGATGAAAAAGAGGACCTTGAAGATAACGGAACTGGAACTGATGTAAAAGCTGAGGGAGAAGAGGAGCCGAATTCTGGTGAAATTTCAGATGAAGGCGGAGAAGAGGAAGCAAAGGAAGATCCCGGGAAGGGACAGTCTGACGATAAAGTTCCTCTTACCGCAGCCGAAAAGAAAGAGTTGGAAAATCTTCGCAAAAAGATTGGGTATATGGGCAAGGAATTAGGTGATTTGCGAAAAATGGTTCGTGAAACGACGGATGTTGAATTTACGGAAGAACAGGCAGAAGACCTTGATTATATCTTTGACACTGAGGGCAAGACCGCTTATGATAAGGCAAAGAAGGAATTGAAAGCGAAAATTCACGCTGCAACCATTGAGGTGGAAAGGGCAAATATTGAAAAAAATATTGTCGTCCTCAAAGAAGTTGCTCCCGACCTTCGGGACTATCAGGCGGAAATACGAAGTGTTTTAACGGATGAACTTGGATATGAGGACTCTACTGCTGAATCTATCATTCAAAATCCTGCTTTACATGACACAACTGATGTCCGGCATATTTACACTATTGCGAAGAAGAATCGAGAAATTCTGGCTCTGAAGGCAAAATTACAGGAAATAGACCAGAAAAAAACAAGATCAGGAAAGCGTCTGGCGGAAAACATAAAAGCCGCAACCATAGGCGGCCCTGTTCTTAAAAGCTCCTCTGGTTCCCCGGCTGGGAAGAATAAAGGCACTAAGAATGCCAAGCCAAAAGGCGTACATGAGCTTACTCGCGCAGAAATAAAGGAACGCCTGGCGGCGATGAAGTCTTAGCTAGGAGGAAAAATTGGCTACAAACGCATATGCTATAAATTCGGGCGATGCCGCTGATATGACTATATGGGAAGAAGATTTATATCGTGAAACGCTGGACGATTCATGGTTTACGAATCTCGAAGAGAGAAACGGCATTGCAAAAGACGGGAAAATTCTGAGCGAAAAGGATTATTACAACCCGAGTTCGGGCGACATCAATGGTAATAATCTTATCACTATCGTTCGGAACGTAGGGAAAAAGCACAATGGAGCAAAGGTTCAAATTCCGTTGATGTATAAACTGAATCCGAAGATTACAAGGAACGAGCAACAGGATATTCTTGGACATGAACAGGAAATGGAATACGACATGGAGGAACTTGAACTCGAATGGAAGTCCATTTCATGCAGACATAAAGATAGAATGGAAGAGATTCGAGCGGCATTCAGTGTGAGTGTTCAGGCCGCAAAGGCTATGAGAACAGTGGCGAAGGAAAGACGGGAACTTGATTATGTCGAAGCATTGACAGCGGCACCAACGTTATATGTTTATCCATCGGCTGCAAACGGAATAGGAAGAACGCCCACAGCGGCAACAGCCTTGCTTGCTCTTGACTCCACCAATACAATGCTTACACCGACATTTCTGAGATATCTTTCTGTCGTTGCTTCAACTGGGTTCAACTATGTTAACGACAAGACCAATGGGATTATACCGCCAAGAAAACTAACGGTAAACGGAGAGGAAATCTTTATACTTTTCGTTCCTCCGGATGTTGCGACAGGACTGGAAGAGGATTCCACCTGGAAGAGCATGATTGCTGAAGCGAGAGCAAGAGGGAAAGACAATCCTATCTTCAAACGCGGTGTCGCTCTCCACGCAGGAATACTTGTTATTCCTCATAATTCAATACCGATTGCGCTTACTGGCGGAGTCGGTTCAAATGAAGCATGGGGACATTGTGTATTATGTGGGCAGCAGACACTTCTCAGGGGAGAAGGCCCAGCTCCGCAGGTTTCTACCGAAATAATGGATCATAAGACCAAAGTCAGTTATGCTTACAAGTATATTCAGAAAACACAACTGGCAAAGTTCGGCACAAAGAATTTCGGTAGTTTTTCGGTTTATGTTTCACGGCACCGCATCTCTGATGTGGCAGCATCATAAGGGGGTGATAAAATGGCCACAGATACTTATTTTACTGATTTACAAACCACTCCCAGAAGGTTGAATTCTGATGTTCTTCGCCATATGGAACCTATCAGTTTTGCCATTCACAACGGAACCAGCGGGGATACTGTAAACCTTGCCAAAATACCGGCAGATTTCTTCGTGGAACAGGCGGGATTGAGAGTTATAACGGGCGAAGCGGGCACTCACACACTTGGCGATGCGGATGCAGCCAATTCGTGGGATGCTTCAATCAACACTGTGTCGGCTGGAAATTTCAACAGCACGCCATCAGACACCAACGGAGCATTAGGGGGGTTGCTCTATACTGCCCTGAACTATCTGACGCTGACACTCGGAGCGGATATGAACTCCGGGGTGTTCATGGCATGGTACAAGGGGCACTACTTAGCTGATGAATCCTGAATAGTGATTTAATAACGGTCGGGGGATTAAAATTCTCCCGGCCACACTCTTAAAATAAAGACGGAGGAAAGAAATGAAAACGAAAAGTATTTTTGGTAGATTGGCATTGGTGATTTGTGTATTTGTTTTTATATTAAATCTAATGGGAGCCGACTGGAACAGGTTTAATCTGAATGAGATTTTAGAGGAAATTGAGACTCTTGTAAATGAGTTAAAGACAGATGCGAATGCAAATATAGTATTACAGAAAGTAAGATGTCTCGATTATGCGGATCTTGCAGGAGAAACGACGGTCGGTTCGGCAGCAAAGCTCGACATACAGAACGAAACGCATTTTGTAATTGGTGATTATATCTATGAAAAGGCGGTCACTGGAAGCATAACCATGACCACGGCGGCGGGATCATACACGACTATCACAGAAGGAAACAGATGCAGGTTTCTTGTATCTCTCACTTCAGCAGGGGTTGTTTGGACCACACAAGGAACTGTTGTGGCCAGCACCGAAACGGCTTCATTCCCGGATTTGCCTTCAGGTCAGTGTCCTATCGGTGGTTTTCAGATTTCCTGTGGTTCTGGAATAGAATTCACGCCGGCGACTACGGTGTTTACGGCCGCAAGTATAAGCCCTGTTTTCTATAATCTTTATACTGCACCAGGTACACAGGCATTAATTACGTCCACATCTTCTAACACGGATAATAAATAACGGGAGGAAAAGAACATGCAGAAAATATTGATATTTGCACTGTTACTGGTCATGTTTTTTGCATGGTCAGTGTGTTATGCCGAGAATCCACCGGCATTTTCTTCTATTTCGGGCAGAATTCTTGAAGTAACCAGAGATAGAGAAAACAAACAGTGGACGGCAGGGTTTCAATCTGGAACAAGCCTTACAGCCGAGGTTGCGGACGCTTACGCAGTATTTAAAACAATCGATTTCAGAGATAAGGATTATATTAATATCCTGGTCAAGAATACTGATGATACAAACGGAATAACCGTTAAGATAACAGCTTATGCCTATCCTTCCGGTTCATTATCTGATATTCTTGAAGATACTGCCGGGAATACGGAAATAGCACTTGCGGCAGGGGAAACATTGGCAATGAGTACAAGTCAGTCGTGGTCAACTCTGACGATATCGGCAAAAAATACGGTTCCGGCTTCGGCGGGCGAGATTCAGTATGAATACATCGCAAAGGAGAAATAATATGAAAAGACAAATATTTATGCTTATTGCTGTGTTCTTACTGATATCTCCGATATTTGCGGCAGATTATACAATTCTGGACAGGATCATAGCCCTTCAGGGAGGTTCATGGACAGTCAGTTCTGTGCTGACAGGAGAAGTTGAAGTAACGCAGCCGACACATGATGATCTGAATTGCAATGCGAACAGTCAGTGGAATAATGCTGATGTTTCTGCAACAAATGGTCTTCCGGTCATGCTGTATTCAAAAAACAATATTCAACTTTCCTGTGAGGCATTATCTTATCCGAATCTTCGTACTGGAATATGGGGCGGAGCAAATATGTCAGTTGTGTCACAACCAGGGGATGGGGTTGCTAATACTGTCTACGGTCTTGTTGTGAATAGTAGACTGATCGGATATAACGGCACAACTTGGGATAGATTGAAATCAGATACAACTTATGGACTCGATGTTGATATTACGAGACTATCTTCACTGGTGGCCGGGTCTGCTCATGCTGGCAGTTTTACAGCAGAACAGGATACGGCAGATACCTGGAAAGTAAGCCTTGCGTCAGTTCCTTCGCATGCGGTAACTAATGCTGGAACATTTGCAGTACAAGCTGCTTGTACGGGTACTTTCTGGCAGGCTACGCAGCCGGTAAGTGCGGCAGCATTACCATTACCGGCGGGCGCGGCTACATCTGCATTACAGCTTCCAGATAGTCATAACGTTACTGTAGACAATGCAGATGTTAATCCTGTCAATGTGGGAGGAATTACTTTAGAAGCAATTAAGACATCAGTTGAACTAATTGATAATGCTATAAGCGGAAATGAAATGCAGGTTGATGTTATTACATTGCCAACCCTCGCAAACGTAACAACAGTTGCAACAGTAATGAATCTTGCTCAACAGGGAGGGGTAGCGATTTCTCTGAATACAGGAGTGAGGGATACAGGAACACAGAGGGTTACGATAGCGACTAATGATATTGTACCTACCTCTCAATCGGGAACATGGACAGTGCAACCAGGAAATACCCCCAATACAACCGCATGGAAGGTAGACGGAAGCGCAGTTACTCAACCTGTTAGCGGAACCGTAACGGCAAATGCCGGAACAAATTTAAATACATCTGCTCTTGCGACTTCAGCACTTCAATTAGCTGATGGGCATAATGTTACCATTGATAACCTTGACGCCAATCCTGTTAATGTGGGGGGCGTAACCACTGAGGCGATAGCAACTTCTGTAGCGAGTGTAGACGGAAAGATAACTGCTTGCAACACTGGAGCAGTAGTGGTTAGTACATTACCCACAACTCCAGCAGGAACAAATCTTATTGGGAAAGTTGGAATAGATCAGACAACTCCAGGCACGACCAACGGAGTACAGGTAAACGCAGCACTTCCGGCAGGAACGGCAAATATCGGTGATGTCGATATAGCGACTATAGCCGCTGGAGATAATAATATTGGTAATGTGGATATAGTAACTTTACCGGCACTGGTGGCAGGGACAGCGAACATAGGCGATGTTGATATAGCGAGTGCCATACCGGCAGGAACAAATCTCATAGGTAAAGTTGGTATCGATCAGACTACTCCCGGAACAACCAACGGTGTTCAAGTTAATGCGGCATTGCCAGCAGGAACAAATAACATTGGGGATGTTGATGTAATAACTTTACCCGCACTAGTAGCAGGAACAGCCAATATAGGTGATGTTGATGTTCTGACCATGCCGAATGTAGGAATAGCAGTTCCTACAGTATATAATCTTGCACTTACAACAGCAAATACACAATACAGTCAGGCTTTTTCAAATGCTGAATCCATTACTTTTCAGAATCGTTCTGAAAGCGATATAAGATATGCGTGGGTAACAGGAAAGGTAGCGACTCCAAATGTTCCATATATGACGTTGAAATCTGGATATGTATTCAGTAAAGATAATATTAATATAGCGTCAGGAACCATGTATTTTGCGCATGGTGTGGGCGGTATAACCGTTGAAATCGAGGTGTGGTAATGAATAACAGAATCAAAACAATACTTGTATTATATGTATGTCTGGTTTCATTTTTTCTTGTTGGGGCAATAAGCACACGTCCCGGGCAATGGATACGTTCCGGTGCGAATATCATCTACACCGATGGTTCTGTTGGTACTTCTGCAAGTAAAATCCCAAAAGTCTGGGCAACTGATATGGAGGTTACTAATCCTATAGTTGGTTCGGCAACAACTAATGCAAATTTAACGGGGCCAATTACTTCGGTTGGTAACGCTACATCTGTTGCTGCACAAACTGGTACTGGTAGTACATTTGTAATGGATACTTCTCCTACTTTGGTTACTCCTTTGCTTGGTACACCGACATCCGGGACAGCTACAAATCTTACAGGACTTCCTCTGAGTACGGGGGTGACGGGTAATCTTCCAGTTACGAATCTTAATTCTGGAACTGGAGCCTCTGCAACAACGTTCTGGAGAGGGGATGGGACGTGGACTGTTCCTGCTGGTTCTGGGGATGTATCAAAAGTTGGTACTCCTGTTAATAATCAGATAGGTGTTTGGACAGGTGATGGAACGATTGAAGGGGATGCTGATTTCACCTGGAATGGTCTTGGTCTTACTGTTTCACGAGCAACCATAGGTACGACTCAACTTGTCGGGGTGAGCGTGGAAAATCCCACAGCGGCAGCAGCAGCAGCACAGCAATACAGCCCTGTTTTTGAACTGGAGGGGCAGGGATGGAAAACAGATGCCACTGCTGGAAGTCAGGAAGTGAAATGGGGATTACAAACCAGACCAGTTCAAGGTGCAGCCAATCCCACGGGAGCATTGGATTTCTTATCCAGTATCAATGCAGGTGCATATACCGCAAAGGCAACATTAACAAGTGCAGGTGTATTATCAGCCACTACATTTTCTGGAGCTTTAGCTGGAAATGCAACAACCGCAACGGATACAGCAGCGAAAACCGGTACCGGTTCTACTTATGCTACAAATACTTCTCCGACTTTTGTAACTCCTGCTCTTGGTACACCTTCTGCTTTGGTAGGAACTAATATTTCAGGAACCGCTGCCGGATTAACGGCGGGATCGGTTTCAACCATTGCTGGACATGCTCCTAACACACAAAACACTTATGCGAGAACGCAGTACCTGATTCCTTATGCAGACACAACTACCTCATTTGGTCAAATAGCGATCGGCACATCAGGACAGGTTCTTACTTCAAATGGAGCTGGGGCTGCACCGACTATGCAATCTGCGGCTGCTGGTGAAACCATTGATGGTTGGGTTATTTTTCAAGGTTCGGATACTTTTACTCTTTTTGATAGTTTTAATGTGTTTTCAATAGCTGATAATGGAGTGGGTACTTACCAAATAAATTGGGATGTCGATTTTGCCACTAATTATTATAGCATAGCACTTTCAAGCGACGGTGCTACTTATACTAATAGTTCTGATACTATTACAGGTACTTATTGTATTGTCAAATTTTGGAACGTTAATAATGTCTTAGCTGATACCACCAGAATAGGTGTTATGGCTATAGGAGACTAATAAAATGAAGAAATTATTTTTAATTTTACTATTATTATTTTTTGTTAATGTTTGTTTTTCTTATACTGTTAGAATACTAAAAAATTTAGATGGAACAATATCTGTAATCTATCCTGCACCAAAGTCAAAAAAAGCAACAGAGACAATGGAGCAATGGCTTAATAGAGTATTTACAAAAGCGAATCCTAAAAGTTTGCCATATGAGGATATTGACAGCTCTGAATTACCTGCAACAAGAATTGACAGAAAATACTGGAAGAAAGAATTAACAAAACCAATTACCATTGACACTGTTAAAAAGAATGTTGATGTTCAGAAAAAAGCAGACAAAAAAGCAGAAAAGGAAACACTCAGATTGAAACTAAATCTTTCTGTAGAGGAATGGAATTTACTACAAGACAAAATAACCGAATAAAAACAAAGGCGGGCAAAGACCCGTGATAAAATAAAAGGAATACCCATAAGCAGAAATAGACGCAATCAAAGCAAGACTGGAGGTGCTGGAAGGGAAATAAGGAGGAGAAATCATGCCCGCAAAGTCAAAACAACAATTTAAATTGATGAAGGGAATAGCGGAAGGGAATATAAAGCCGAAGAAAGGATTGACGAAGAAAGTTGCTACTGAATTTGTAAAGGGGCAAAGTCCTGAGGGATTGCCAAAGAAGAAGAAGAAAAAGAAATCGAAGTAAAAAGGTGACAATATGTCAAGATTAACAACCCAGCGAGATGATTTGATAATAAGAGCCTATAAACTGTTGGGATTAAAACAGTGGGGCAATGATTTATATCCCGAAGACCTCGAAGATGGAATTGAATGCTTGAATGATTTAATCAATCTATTGCAGGAATATGGAGTATATTTATGGCGTGGTGCCACTGTGAGTTATCCAATGACAGCGAGTTCTCAAAGATTGGGTGTTACAGATGGTTTAAACTATACTTGTAGAAAATCACATCTGGCGGCAGCGGCAACGGCAGATACCGAACCCGGAGCAGGAGCAAACTGGCAGGAATTCTGGATACAGGACGGCGAGGATGCAACAATAGACTGGACGATAACAACCATTTACACTTCCATAGGTGATTTTTCTTCCAGCGATATAACCGATGGCGACTCCATAATTCTCGTAGACAGGGCATGGCTCAGAGTGGATGGCAAGGATAGATCAATCAGACTTATCTCCAAAAAGGAATTTCAGGATATTGAAACCAAATATTCAGAAGGGGATATAACTCATTTATACGTTGATTACGGACAATCTCAGACAACTTATCTTAACTTTCATACTTATCCTTATCTTGATGATACAGATAAATTACTTTTTCTGGAAGTTCAGAAGGCGGCAGACAAATTGACGGCAGCCAGTGATTATCCGGAAATCCCTTCAAGCTGGATAATTCCAATGGCTTATCTACTGGCTTCCCTATTGGGAGATATCAAGCAGGTCAATCCCACAAGACTTGACGGAATCAAGCGCGATGCAACAGGTTTTCTAAAATTCATAACCGGAAAGACAAAAACAAAAATAAAGGGAAGGAGAAAGAAAGGAGCAATGAGATTATAATGAAAAGACTTTTACTATTATTTTTATTAATATTCATTTTTCAGATGTTCCTTTTTGGATCAGCAGTACAAGTAGAATCTGGAATGTCAGGTTTTCAAACATCTACAGGATTGCCATCTTCAGGATATAAATTATACACGTATGAAATAGGAACTACGACACAAAAAACAACATGGTCAGATCGGGCAAAAGTTGTAGCTAATACCAATCCAATCATACTAGACAGCAAAGGCAGAGCAGTTATATTCGCAGACGGAATGTATGACTTTGTTTTGAAAACGTCAGAAGATGTAACAGACCAGACATGGGAATCGGTAAATTACAGATCATTAGGAGAAAGTCTTGAACTAATAGATGGTTCAGGTGTTTCGCAGGTATACTTTACAGCAGACGGCGGAGTAAGTTACGTTAAAGGTGGGGATTTTGGAGTAGGAACGGCAACACCGACAACAATTCTTCATATTTCAGATACTTCACCAGCAATAAGAATAAAAGACACTTCAGAGGGCATAGATATTGACATAAAACTTGCAAGTGGATATTTTGAGATAAAAACAGTTTCAGGGGTAACGGTAGAGAGTCTTTTAAAGGTTCCTGCTGCATTAGACGAAGCACCTAGCGGATTCTTGGCTACTCCTGTCGGCACTATTCAAATGTATGCTGGGGCAACTGCGCCTACTGCTTGGTTACTGTGTCAGGGGCAGGCATTAAACGCTACTGCCAATCCTAAGTATGCTCCGTTATATGCAGTTATAGGAATTACTTATGGAGGAACTGGAATTGCTGCTTTTAATGTTCCTGACTTTCAGAATAGATACGCAAGGGGCGTAGGTACTTCAGAAAGGGGAGATACTGTTAACCAATTAACAAAACTTCCTACAAATGCTTTTACTGATGCGGCTACTGGAATACAGTCGGCATCTCATACTCATTCTGGAACTACTTCTGGACAATCGGTAACGCATACGCATTCTATTGATTGTGGGTCTTCCGGAACAATACCAGGATCAAATGTTGCCACGAATGCCGGAAGTGGTCAACCGATATCCACTGGCAACGCCTCGGCAGACCATACCCATACTGTTACAACAGGAAATCAATCTGCTTCTCATACTCACACTGTAACTATAGATGGTGGCGGAGATGCAGAAACCCGCCCGAACTCAGTAGTAGTAAATTATATTATATATACAGGAACTAAATACTAATGACATACCGAGCAATACCTCTTTTTTCAAAAACACAACAAGGAGTACCGGACATAGTAGTAACTTCAGGTATTGCAAAAATAATAAATGCTTTCAAAAACGAATACAACTATATCGTAAAAAGAAGGGGACTGGATGTATATATTGATATTACAGGAGTTGATGAACCCGTCAGGGGAGTGTATCATTGGAAAAAACAGGATATAACAATAGCGTCTTGTAACGGAAGATTATATTTGCTCGACATAACTTTGAAAACAGCCACACTGATAGCGGGCGATTCTCTGGCGGATGGTGTTCCTGTGTTTTCCGAGAACGGAGATGGGTCTATTTTATTTATTGCAGACGGCGGAAGGCTTATAAGATGGGATGGTTCCGGCAATGCGAATTATGAACCTTCCATAACTTTCAATGTTTCCCACGTTGCCAGAATGAACAGAATCACCATAGTCAATAGAGTGGGGGATGGCAGGTGGTATTTTTCCGACACCAACGCTACAGCATTCACTCCTGGAACAGATTATTTCAACGCAGAGGCGGCCAGTGATGACATAAAAGGTCTGGTAGTGGTAAGAGAAGAAGCCTTCTTTCTCGGCACCGATACCGGGGAATACTGGTATCATGATGGAATTACATTCAAACCTAAAAAGCTCATAATACCAAGAGGAACCGAGGCGGCCAATTCTCTGTGTGTTTCAGATGATATAATCTATTTTCTGGATAGTAAGCGGCAGTTTATACAGGCTCCCGGTGCCGGACAGGAGGTTATAGTATCGAGCAATTATCGTGATGAATTCGAGGGACTTGAAACAACAAATGATTGTATGGCGACGCCAATAAGAGTGGATGGACATTCTGCCATAAGACTGGATTTCCCTTCCGATTCAAGAACATTCGTTTACGATATAGTATATAAGGACTGGTTCGAGTGGTCATACTGGGATACTGGCTATGGAATACACAAACAATATCTGGGCAACGGATTCTGTTATATTGATTCCGCAGGACTTACCTTGATGGGTGACAGGAGATTCAACGGGCAGATATTAGTAGAGGACAAGGACACATATCAGGATGATTCGGACGCCATTCTGGTGGCCGTTACCACCGGGCATATTGATTGGGGCGTGGCTGCAATGTATAAATATTGTTCGAGAATGTACGGATATTTCAAAAGAGGAATCGCAAACGCGGCGGTTTTGATTCCGAAAGTGATGTTTCGATGGCGGGATAACAGAAGGGGATGGAACAACAAACTTACCTTTTCACTTGGACAGACCGGCGAATATGAAATTGATGTTAATTTCGGATCTTGTGGAAGATATAAATCAAGACAGATTGAAGTATCGCACTCAGACGCCACAGAATTTGTAATGATGGGATTAGCGGAAGATAATGATCCGGAAGAAGCTTAATTATGGGAGGGAAATATCCAATACCGAAAGAGACGGATTCCTTCTATGTATGGCAAAAATGGAGGGAACATCTGGCTTATCCCTTTGTAGACAGAGGGAACATTGCGGCGTGGGATTTCTCCATAGGAGCAGGATTGACAGCAGACGGAGCCGAACATACACTGGATTTATCGACTATAATTCCGGATTTATCAATATCCAGAGTGAAATTGAGTATTGCCATTCAGGATAATGCAGTAGGGACTGGTATAATTATAAAAGAAAATGGCAATGCTGATGATATAAATGCCCTCGTGAGATATACACAGGTTGCCAATCAGATAAAATATGATAATGACAGTTTTATGCTTGATGCAAATAACTATGTTGCATATAAGATAACGGCAGGTATGGACGCTGCATACATAGCAGTACAGGGATGGTGGCCGTAATGATACAACGGGCAGTTTCCGCGGATCATGCAGATAAGATAAACAGGATATTGATACATCCCGGAATATGGAACAGTATAGCAGATGATTTTTCCGGAGAACCACAGGATTATGATTGTTACGAAATAATCCAAAAGGGTGAGGATGTCGCAATAATCCTGAGCGATTTTGAAACAATTGCATTTATAGTACACAGGGTAAATGGGATCACATGGGAGGGGCATTTCGCAATCACTCCCGAAAAAAGAAAGGTGAAATTTCTTCTCCAGGAAGCCGAAGAAGCGTTGAATTATATCTTTGAAAAAACATCCTGTAGAAAACTTATCGGTTTCATACCGGAAGATAATAAAGCGGGACTGTTGTTTCTGAGAGAATGCGGATTTAAAGTAGAAGGAAACTGTACAAAAAGCATTCTTCAAGACAGGATTCTAAAAGATAGAGTATTAGTAGGTTTAAATAAAAAAGATTGGAGAAAGGAGGCGACAACCAATGGGAGTTAGTGCTTTAGTGGGGGCAACCATAGGATCGGCAATCATAGGCGGAGTAGCGGCGCAAAGATCCAAACGGGCTCAGATTGAGGGCGCGAGAATAGGCGCACAGGCTCAGACGGCGGCATTGGGACAAGCGGGTGAAGTTATTACTGCCGCCACCGAAAAAAGGATCAGTGGGATTAGAGAAACTACAGCCGCGCAGATAGCAGTAGAAAAGCAGACCGCGGCAGAAGTTATAAAAATGCAGAAAGAAATGTACGGCGAAATTATGAAAGAGTTCATGCCGTATAACGAAGTTGCGATGAAGGCGGTGCAGTTCATGGAAGCCGACGCTTACGGCGGGGAAACGTCGCCCTTATATCTATGGCAGTCAGAAAAGGTTCACAAGGCTCTTGATGTAGCAATGGGGGCAGGAAGAACATATGATTCAGGGCAGGCCATATATCAACACGGAGAAGCAGAAGCGGAACTGGCGGCACGGGAAGCCGAACGCAAACGCGGAGTGGTGAGAAGCCTGGCAGAGATAGGAACAACCGGTCAGCGAGTCGGGGCACAATTGGGAACAGGCATGACGGAACAGATAACTGGGCAGGTGGCCCGAACAGGAGAGAGGATATCCGGATTGATGGGGTTGGAACAAGGTACCATAGACCGGGCGTATGCCGACCTTGCCGAATTTCAGAGCCGAAGCGCAATAGAAGGGGGACGGATAACAGCCCAGGGAGCAACAGAAGGGGGACGGATAACAGCCCAGGGAGCCAGTACGGTAGCGGGGGCCAGGTCGGGCTTTGCGGAAGATATGTATGAAACCGTCCGAACAATTCCAACAATGCTGTCTTATCAGGAGGGCTTGAAATATTCCGGTTCCAGAAGAAAGAATAGAATCTTGGGGGGTTGAGATAATGGCAAACAGAATGAGTAGAATAGGACAAATATCGACAGCGGGCACGCAGAATATGATAGGTGCATTCGGGGCCGGAATTGAAACTCAGCAACGTATGCAAACCATAGAAAGCAATCAAATACTTCTGAACGAGAAGAAAAGGGTTGAGAATTCCTCTTTTATTCTCAGGCAGAAATTGGAAGCAGCAAAACAGCAGGGATTGAGAGACGAGGACATGATGAGCCTTGCCCACGATCATTACATGGAGAATGGTGATATAAAAATGGCCTCCGATTTGGTAGACAGCAAAATAGGGCAATTGACAAGCCTTGTGAAGGATAAGGATGAACTTATGATTGCATATAGAGGTAGTTGGCTTCAGGAAAAATATCCGATTAAACCAACCGAAGATCCAAATAAAATCGAGGTTCAGCTTCCAGACGGCAGAAAGATAAGGGTTGACTCTCAAAAAGTGTGGGAGAAGCTTAGACCAGACCTGGCAGAAAAGGAAGAGATAGAGTTGATAAAGCAACGAACAGAGACAGAAAAACTGAGGGGCGAAAAGCTGAAAGCCGAAACTGAATGGTGGAAAACCGGAAAACTCCAAGTAAGCCCGGAAAAGGAAGCGTTGGCAAAAAAAAGGATAAAAGAAACAGAATTGTTAGGAACCGCAAGACCCCAAACAGAGGAACAAAAAAAATTAACCGAGGCAAGAACGAGGGAAATAGAACAGAAAATAGAGAAATACAAGAGAAGTGTTCGGGGCGGCACAGCGTTAAAACCAAATGAAATCCTTAATATAAACAAAAGAATCACCGAGATCAGGAATCTTATGGAAATGGAATCAAGGACTTCTAATCTTATCCCTTACTATCGAAAAGAACTGGAATCATTAAGAGAAATAATTGATGATAGTGAGAAGAATAAATTCGCGAAGGAAATTCCGACAATTACAAGTCAGGAACAATGGGAAAAATTGCCATCCGGTTCAGTATTTATGAGCGATGGCAGAAAATTCAGGAAACCATAATGCCTAATCCTTGGGAAGAAAAATCTATCTTAGTTGATGAAGCCCCGTGGGAATCTTCTTCTGAATTGATCGAAGATGTTTCTAATCCATGGGAAGCCAGATCAGAATTGATTGAAGATAAACCGGAAGTCCAGACAATGACGGCAATCCCTGACATCCAGCCAACCCAGCCAACAAGACTCACAGAACCAGTTGTGGCAGCGGCAGAAATAGGGCTGATGGAACCAGATATGCCGAGCATTCCTCCTGCTTATGCTCCTGTTATGGCACCCGTGATTTTAGAAGCTGAAAGTTTTCAAAAAAAATACAAGGGAACATTGTTTGGATTTCCCGAAGAACCACCAGAAAGGCCGCCGATAGAAAGGATACCAAGTGCTATAAATGCTATGTGGGAAGGTGCAAGATTGTCCGGGTATCAAACGCTTGGGGGTGTTGGAGGAATAACAAGGGCAACCGGGGAATACGTTAAAAAGGTAATTCCCGGATTGGGACGAGAGATCCAGGGGTGGGGGAATTCCATAAATAATTATGTGACCGAACAATATCAAAAAAATGCTCCCCAATATGAAGTCGGAGGATTAGAGGACACTCTTTTTCACGGTATTATGAGTGCCGTTAATAGCATGACATTGTTTGCGTTAAGCGGAAAAATACCAATGCCCTATCGGGTAGATATGGCACTTGAAAAAGCAATAGGCTTTCTTCCTAAATATATTTCAAAAGTCATGAGTCCCGCAACAGCAAAGTTCATCGGCGGCATTGCTACTCAACAAGCCGGAGAAAGTTATAATAGATATAGAGATGAGGGCGCAGATGAATACGAAGCTACTATAAGGGCTGTGTGGGATGGATTTGGCGAAGCGATGCCAGAAGTACTTATACCAGGAGAAATAGGATTGTTATCCGGTAGCGCTCGCGGAATAAAAGGAATACTTAAAACAGTTGTGGCAGAAATTCCACAAGAATCAATAACTTTTTTTATGCAGAAATTAAATCAATGGCAAAGAGATTATTCCAAAGAAAAGAAACCGGCTGCAGGATTCTACGATTACGTTAAGGACCGAGTGGTTAAATACGATAAGAAAACAAAGAAACATCCATTTCTGGAAGAGTATCTGAATTTAGTTAAACAGGTTGTTATAAGCACCGGAGCGATGGGCGGAGTTAGCCATATAGCAGAAAAAATAGAAGGTATTCCTGCGGAAGAAATGAAAAGAATTCCAACAGAAGAAGAATTAAGACAAGCTGCTGAAGAATATTTTAAAACATTAGAAGAAGAGTTTTTGCCACCGCCAAGAGAAGAAGAAGTCCCTGTAGCGGGCAAGCCAGAGGGCGAGGTTGAAGCAGAAACCTCAGAATCGCTTCAAAAACAAATAGACGATAGATTTGATTATTACATGGACGAGAAGGGAATGAGTTTCAGCGAAACAAATAAACAGAAAGATGTGATAGAATTATATAAAAAAAGAGATGAAATAGATTCAAAAGATTTATCAGAAGCTAGATCAGATATAAAAAGCAGGATAGATAAAATAGATAAAGACATTGATTCAGATTATATTTTAAATGAAATTTACAACTTAAATGATGCGGGTGAACTTGGCGCATATATGGCTGTTCAATATACTCAAAAAGCAGTAAAGAATAGAGAAGAAACGGGCAAGAAAATAGCAAAACACCTTACAAAAAAATACGGCAAAGAAAACAATCTCGACATGGACGCTGTCTTAAACCCAGCTATTTCTGGCTGGTCAAAAATTAAACAGAGAGAGTTCATAAAAGATATTGCAGATAAATCTAATAAAATACTGGACGCGGTGGAATCTTATTTTGAGGGAAAACCGCCTGAAAAGATTCCTGCCGTTCCTGTTGAGAAGCCACAAGTAATCCCCGAACCAAAACCAACAGAACCCGCCGTTGTCCCAGAAAAAAATAAACTTGTGGAAATATTACAGTCAAAAACTAAGTATAAAGTGATGGTGGACGATTCCCTTGGAATGACATTATCGGAATACGAACAGAAGGTAGGAACAAAACAGGACAAGGTTTTTAACGCTGTGGCAAATTCTAATTCACTCACCAGAGAAATTTTTATAAGTCCCGAAATGGCAAATGCCTGTACAGAACTTATACTCGATAAATACCCAGGCATAAATCGAAACAATTTACTGGACGAGATTTATGACGAGGCAATAAAACATGAGAATGAACATTTGAATGATTGGGAAACTCGTTTTGAAAAAGGAGCTACTAAAGAACAACTGAGAAGCAGGGAAAGAACATTAACAAATAGATCAAATAAAAGAATAGAAAAATACGCAAAAGCAGAGTACGATAAGTTGCAACTCAAAAAAACCGTCGTTGTTCCTGAAACAGAACCAATAAAAAAAGATTATCGCAAAAGGGTAGCTGAAAAACTATTTAAAATGGCTGAATCAAAAGGATTTGATATTTCTTTTAAGGATGAATACTCTATTCCCCCAAGACTTTCAAAAAAAGATATTGTTAAAGCACTGAAGGGAACAGGAATAACGATAGAACAATTATTATCTGATCCTCATGAAGGATATATCAGTCTGGTAAAAGGTAGTGGAAATTTCAGCGGTCAATATACTTTGTTAAAAAAGCCCCCAACAAGTGAATTAATAAAAGAAGTTTCGAAAGTTAAACCGGTTGAGGGAGTCAAAGAACCGGAGAAGGAAATCACAGTTACTTCTAAATATCTAAGAGAATTAAAGAAATCCAGATTGAAACCCGTTACCGGACTACCCGGGAAAGCGGCAGGCGAAAGAATATTGGAAAAATCATTGAAACGATCAGAACAAACCGGAATAGCCACAAATTTGATATTTTTCGATGTCGATAACATGAAGGCGTTAAATACCAAATATGGACATGAAGGAACAGATAAGATACTGAAAGAAATCGGAAAATCATTTAAAAAGAATGCCGGCCTAAGGGCGATTGCATATAATCCCTATGGAGATGAATTCCTTTGGATCAATTCTGGTTCAGAAGAACAAGCGGCAAAATTCAAAGATACGATTTTAGCTAATATCAGGAAAGATTTGATTGAGGCAGGCTATGAAGACGTAACATTATCCGGTGGTTTTGCCAGCAGATATGAAGATAGCGGGCAGTTGGAGTCCATTATACAGGAAGCCGATGAACAGATGGCAATAGAAAAAATTGAAAAAAAGAAGATACCGTCAAGAACTCTCGAACAAGTTAGATCAGAAATAGAAGCATATAAGGCAGAACATGAAGGGAAGATACTGGATACTCATCCGCTGATAGAGGAATTAAAGACATTGCAGAAAAGAGGTGAAGGCATTACCGAACCAGGCAAAGGAATGACCAGACGAGCAGGCGAACAGAGACCAAGAGCAGAAGTCCTTTCGGGGGAAAAGAGAAGGAAACTCACACCCAAACAAGCACTTAAAAAGGAGGTTGAGAGAATTGATGAAGAAATCACTAAAAAAGAAGCTGTGGGAGAAATCACTCCAGAAACGCGTAGACAAATTGATATCGAAAATCAAAAAGTCAGGAAGCCTGTCCTTCCAGGCGAAGAAGAAGTAAGAGTAAATCCGCAGGAATTGTTCTTTGACCCTGATGCCCTTCAGTTTAAATTAGATACCACAGAAAAGGGAATAAGGGATAGAATAACATCGGAAATACATAAAAAAGCATCCGCAGGTGTAGTTATTGTATATGAAAGATTAGATGGAAAAACATATGTTGTTTCCGGTCATCATCGAATTGAATATGAACAAAGAATGGGAATAATTGATAGACCTGCAATCAGGTTCAAAGAATCAGACGGATTTACAGAAGAAGATATGTTAGCAGAAGGAGCATTGGATAATATCTATCAGGGAGACGGAAACGCCTATGATTGGGCAAACTTTGCCAGATATAATAAAACTGTCAAAATAGATACTGAGGGTTTGCCGCAGAAGGGGAAAGAAGCCATAGTCACAGGCAGAAATGCAACAGATAATCTTTATGAGAAGTTCACAAAAAGAGAAATTTCTTCCGCTATGGCTTATGCGATTTCAGAAGAAGTTCCAAACAATATCGAAGCGCAGAACACGGCTTTGAGATACATTGAATCAAGCAAAACAAAAGTCACAGCGGAACAGATGCAACAAAGATTAAGAACAATAAAAATGTTCCAGGAAATGGACATAAAAGCACCTGCCGGAAAACAGATGGGACTGTTCGGTGATGAAGAAGCCCACGCAGAAATGATCGATAAGGTTGCAAAACAAGCATTAAAACATATTAAAGAATTAACAGAGAAAATAAATTCAGTCAGAGGCGCATTGAAGGACAAAAACAGAGCTAAAATTGCAGAAGAATTCGGGTTTAAAGTAGAAAACTTTGAAGAAGCAAAAAGAATGTATGATAAATTAAAAATAGACGTAGAGAAATGGAAGAACTGGGATAAATATGAAGAATTGAGAAATCAGTTATTAAGAGAAGTTGGGATAAATAGCAATAAACTGGAAGAATCTGTAATTGGAGTTGTGGATAAAAAAATCGTCGAAGTAGGAAAATCCGTTGATGAGTATATAGAAGAATATACACTGCCATTAGGATTATCTATCAAAGAAGTGAAAGGGAAAGAAATATCTGATGATATAAATTATCCCATTAAAGAAAAACTTGGAAGTGAATCAAAAGAAGTAGAAGAACAATGGCAGAAATCAAAGGGCATACAATCACCCGGAATAGCCAGAAAGGCTGCGGCATGGGTCAGAAAATTATTATCGGAATTGAAACATTATCCATTGCTTGATAAAAAAACAGATGGAGCAGTAATGGAAGAGTTAAGACAGTTTGAAGCCATACCGCAATATTCAAGAGTAGCATCTTATAATGTCGTAAGAGGCATAGTAATTAAATTGGGGGCTAAAAAATATGATGTCTTTAGCAGAAATATTATATTGCCAGATTTGCTTGCAGATATCAAGGCTGGGAAATATGAAAACAAAGAACTTCCATTTAACTATACCATCGAACAATTAGAAGCAGATTTAAATAAATACAGAAAATTTCTTGCGAATAATCCGGATATTGAGAAAGCCGTTGAGGAAAGAAATTCTTTCATGAATGATTTAAAAAAGGAACTTGTTAAAAACAAATTATTATCCAGAGAAACATTAGATAAGAAAGATTATTTTCATCATCAAGTACTAAAATATATGGACTATAAAAATCAGAATATTAAGTTATCATCAAAGGATGTTCGATTAAAAAGCAAAGGATTCCAAAAAGCCAGAATAGGTTCCATAGAAAATTATAATACAGAATATATCGAAGCGGAAGCAGAGGTTATCGCTCAGGCCATAGGACAATTGGAAACAGTGAAACGATTGAAGAATTTAGAGAAATTGACCAATATTTATCAGGATTTAAAGGGGGAAGCCGATCTTCAAAACAAATATACAGTTCATGGCGGAAAAGATCAATATTACAAAATGCTTGAATTAAAAGCAGAGATAAAAGAACTTCAGGCCAGTCCTGACGCAAAAGAAAAAGATGTTAAGGAACATATGGCGGGATTGAAAGATCAATTAGCGGTATTAGATGTTCTTGCTCCCTTCAGGAAAAGAGTGATAGCATCAAAGGCTGTTCTTGCCAATAAATTTGCAGCCAAAGGCGATATGCCGGACAATATGCCAGGGGAATTTGAACCGGCATTGAGAAAACTCATTAAAGATTTTGCAAGAAAACCAAAAACAATTGAAGAAGCGGAAGAAATATATGACGAAGGGGCATTGTTGGATGAAGAATTTCTTCCAGATGAAATAGAAGAAGAAGGTGCAAGATTTTTTGATTTGATAAACTGGCTGGCAAAGCAGGATCATCCGTCATCGATTCCAGCCAGGGGAGTATTCAAGGCCATCCAGGATAGAAAAGTATTCATAAAAGAAACATGCGGGAAAGAATTTAAAACAGTTCAAAATTATATTCCAGAAGACCATATATCCTGGAAGCCCAAACTTAGAAATTTCTATAATGCTTTTGCAATAGATGAAAAGATAGCAATTGAAGTCTTGAATAATCTTGATATGGAGGTGGTTTTAAATCCATCTCAGATTAGGAATATAATCGCATTGGGGAAAGCTGTTGAATGGATAATACCTAGAAGAATTGCCGAAACATTTGATCATATAAGAGACTTTTCGGAAGACTATGCTTTGGGGGCATTATCTAAGAACATAACAAATTCCTGGAAACAGTGGATACTTATGAATCCATATAGAGCATTTAAATATAACCTGAATAATATGTCTGGAGATGTTGATATTACTCTTGCTTTTGATCCCGTTATATTAACATATTCCTGGCAATCCGCAAAAGACTTATGGGATTATAATATATCTAAAAAGGGGATAACTGGGGAACTATTGAAACTGGTAAATAAAGGAGTTCTGGATTCTGGATTAACTTCAGTCGAAATTCCGGATATATCGAAAGAAGGGTTTTTCAGGTCGTTGACGGGTAAAGGTGAGGAAAATTTCATTGAAAAATATTGGCATGGCGTAAAAAATTTTTCTGTGTGGAGAGAAAATATATTGCGATTGGCAGCCTATAGATATTTTTTAGATAAATGGAATTCTGGAGTAAAAACATATGGGGCATCTGACAAAACTGTTATTGATAACATACCTGACATCGAAGATAAGGCAGCAAGATTGGCAAGAGAATTGATCGGGGATTACGGAAATATATCCAAAGCTGGACAATATTTAAGAGAACATCATATTCCTTTTTTTTCCTGGATGGAGATCAACGCCCCAAGATATTATATGCTGATGAAAAACCTGCCCAACGAAGAAGCCGGAACGGGAAAAGCTGGAAGATATGCGAAATTAGGATTCTGGAAACTGGGAAAAGGCTACGGCAAATTAGCAATCAAAGCAACCATGTTATATGCTCTTGCTACTTTATGGAACCTCTCTGCATTTCCAGAAGAAGAAGAGAAATTAAGAAGAGGGCGACGAGAATTACATTTGATTCTACCTAATTTAAAAACATTATTTCAAAAAGGAAAATGGTCGGCACTGGCAGACGATGGTACCATTAAATCTGTACGATTTCAAGGTGCGCTTTCTGATGCATTGAACTGGTTTGCTTTAGAAGACCTGCCGTATGATATAGCCGATGTCGTAAGAGGAAAAACAACAATAAAAAAGAAATTATACGAAGCCGCTATGGCGCCAGTAAATAAAATTGTAACATCTGTAAATCCTATCCACAAAACACTTTTATATGAAATGTGGGCTAAAAAATCTTTATATCCTGACATAACTCGTCCTCGTCCTATCAGGGATGTACCCGAATATCTTATGAAAATAGTATCGTTGGATAAAATATATAATTATTTTGCAGGAAAACCTACTCGTGGGTGGGAAAATGATGTAGCTAATATTTTTACATACACAACTGACCCGGGTGAGACATCCTATTTCACAATAAGGCAGATCGGAGCTGAATTTTTAGAAAAAAAGGGATTTGAATATCCTTCGATAACACCAGCGAAACGATCAAATGCACTATATTATTATAGACAAGCAATAAGATTTAAAGATGATAAAGCTGCCGACAGATTCAAAAAGGAATACTATAAATTAGGAGGCACAGACAAGGGTATGGAAAGCAGCATATCAAAAGCGGCGCCATTGAATTTCATTCCAACAAGATATAAAGAAGAATTTAATAAATCACTCGATGGAACAGAATTAGATATTCTGAAAGAAGCGGAACATTGGTATAAAACATTTTATAAAGGAAAGTAACATGAACCAGGGAATAACAATATCAGCACCGGTGCTGGCAATTATTATATGCGTCGTTGGTTTATCAATTCCAGTTATTGTGGCTATCATTCAGAAGAAGTCGAAGTATGTTTCAAAAGATATATTTGATTTGAGTCTTGGCTATATTAAGGAATCTCTTACAGACATCAAGAAATCAATGGAATCAATGAACAAGAAAATGGACAGGCATATTCAGACCAGTCATGTCAGTTTGTGTGAATTTGAAGAGGACGAGAAATGATTAATACTCCGGAAAGGCTTACCACAATGATAAACTATCCGAAAATTATATTATTTCCCGGTCATTCTCCTGAATTGCAGGGGGCGGCTGGGAGTAATCTGCGGGAACACGGGCTTGCCGTTGGTTTGTGCTATCTTATCGAAGAATTATTGAAACAATCAAATATTCCTGTAGAGTTCAATATCGTGCATGGCAAAACGGTTATTGAATATATCGAAAACAGAATCAATATTATAAAAGAAATATATGCGCATGATCAGAACCTGCTTGGAATAGAAGTACATTTCGATTGCAGTACAAATATCGAAGCAAAAGGCGGGCATATAATATATTTTCCTGGAGACGAGAAAGCAAAACGTCTTGCTGTCCTGATTCAAAAAAGGCTTGTTAAAATTTTCCCGGGGAGAAGTGAACAAGTTGTTGAACGGCGAGACCTGGGCTGGCTTGCCCGATCACCATGTCCTTCTATTCTGATTGAAGTTTGTTTTATCTCCCATTCTCCTGATATCCACAATTTTTTAAGAAAAAGAACAGTAGTTGCAGATAAAATAGTTGCGGGGATCATAGAGTATATTAAGGAAAAAAATGAATGAACTTATATTCTATTTTTTTATAGTCCCGATGTCATATCTTTATAATTACTGGATGTACTGGGTTCCGGTATTGGTGCTGATATTGGTAATCTGGATGGGTAGGAGGAAATGAAATGTGGCTTGCCATGTGAAATATTTTCTCGTATAACAGGATTCTATACTGCCACACATCAATGGAATCCCTCGAAACAGGAAGAGTTCAAGGAAAGGAAAACTTATGACATGACACATTTCAGCACAACGATCCCGAAACATGAATTGAAAACAGCAGAAGAACTGGAAGCTGAAAGGATCAGTACGGGAAAGGAATACTGGGCAAGGATGGGAGATAATGTTAATTGCGAGGATATCGGCGCACAAACGAGATTGCAGAATGAAGAAAGAATAAAAATAACAGATATAAAGATATCTGATAAAAAAGGAGTGAGAATTGATATGGGTTTCATGGATAATTTTATTATGAAAATGATTATGGGGAAATTGAAAGATCCAAAATTCCTGGCTACAAATGCTTATCATATTGTGGCTCTGCTGGATAATTTCATTGATACTGAAGAAGAATGGGAAGCAATTGCAAAATATATCAGGGATGGTATTGAGGCAATTATAGGAGGTGATATCCCGTTATTTGACGATGCCGATGAAATTAAAGCATTAGCAAAAATAATCAGATGGCTTCACCTGAAACTTGAAATAATTGAACAGAAGTTACTGGAAAAAAGTAAATGATTGATAAGATTTCATTACTGATTGAGGCTTTGAAACGGGACAAGCCTGGCGTTATCATGCTTGCCCTGTTTTTCATGGTGTTCCAGACTGAAATTTACTGGCAACGCATGGCTTGTATCGGGGTTATGCTGATAGTTTTCCTGATCCGTAATATCGGGAAACTCAAAGACGATAAGGAAGATAAAGATATGTAAATGTATGCAAATATATTCAAAGCAAATAGTCTCTCATTGGGCTGTCAGAAATGGCAGTCTTTTTTATTCCCCAAAAAACAAACAAAAAATATATCATAAAATATCTTGACATCTGTCTAAAACATGATACACTTTCTATATGAAAAGAAAATCACAGGAGGTTAATCATGGTTGATAATCAAAGGGCTTCAACAAAAAGTATCCCGATGACAGATGAACTCTGGGATATCATTGAAGAAATTCAAAAGAGTTCAAAAAATGCGTTAATCAAAAACGCAACGGATGCGATCATTTTCTGTCTGCAAAGGACACGAGATGACTTGCGGAAAGAACAGGGGAGGGGGGATAAAAAATCATGTTAACGGCAACCCAGTTAGAAGAACGCAGAGGCGGTATAGGCGGGTCAGATATTGCCGCCATAATGTGTCTTTCGCCATGGAAGACGCCCTTTCAGGTATATCAGGAGAAGCGTAAAGAAGTGGACGACTGGCAGGGGAATGAATCAACAGACTGGGGAAGTAGACTTGAACCAACAATCCGGCAGTGGTACAGCGACATAACAGGACGTGTCGTCAGGATTCCAGAAAATATATTGTCACACAAAAAATATCCTTTTATCAGGGCATCTCTTGATGGTTTCACGGACGACGAAAGGGTTGTGGAGATCAAGACAGCCCGTTCGGGCAAGGGATGGGGCGACCCCGGGACAGATGAAATTCCAGAATACTACGCTTTGCAGGTTCAGCATTATATGCTCGTAACCGGATTTGAAGTATCTGACATTCCGGTCTCAATTGCCGGGAAATATCCTGAAATATACGAAGTTCCTGCGGATAAGGAATTGCAGGAAATGATAATTGAGGCTTGTATCAATTTCTGGAAGCGTGTAGTTGACGGTGATCCGCCAGAACCGGTGACTTATTCTGATGCTGTGGCCAGGTTTGGAAGATCAACAAGCCGGGGCACAATAACAGCAACAGAGATTGACATTGCAAATGTAAATGATTTGCGCCAAATCAGGGCTGAGATAAAGACCTTGCAGGGGAAGGAAGAGGAATACAAAGGCGAGATCATAAAAATCCTTGGGGATAATGGTGATATTCTGGCCGATCTGGATGGATGTCCGCTTGTGACTTACAAACTCTCGAAAGGCCGTAAGTCTTTTGATTCAAAACAATTCCAGATAGACGAACCTAAAATATATGAAAAGTATGTTAAATGCGGTGAAGGATCGAGAAGATTCTTAATAAAAGGAGAATGAAAAAAATGAACAATCAAACAATCGAAAACAATTCACTTATGACAGCACCAAATCAGGGTAGCGCATTAGTAGACGTAGAACAGCAGAGGGCAATTTCAGAGGTTCAGGGTGCCATAATCCTTGCTAAGAAGTTCCCAAGAGATCAGATAAAAGCACTTGATAGAATTATTACAGCCTGTCAGCGTCCGGGACTTGCAGAACAGGCTCTATATTCCTACAGTCGTGGTGGAACGGAAATAACTGGTCCTTCAATTCGGATAGCCGAAACAGTTGCTCAGAATTGGGGTAACATTCAATTCGGTATCAGGGAATTGGAACAAAGGGGCGGCGAATCAACAATTGAAACCTTTGCATGGGATATGGAAACAAATGTCAGGGTAACAAAGACATTCCAGGTAAAGCATGAAAGACACACAAGAAAAGGAAGTTATAAACTTGAAGATCCGCGTGATATATATGAAATTACAGCAAATCAAGGCGCAAGACGTTTGCGTGCTGCAATTCTTGCTATCATTCCAGGAGATATTATTGAAGCCGCCGTTGCTCAATGCGAACAAACATTAAGAGCCAAAGCTGATACGTCAGCAGAAGCATTGAAGAAATTAGTCACAGCCTTCGAGACATTTAAAGTCAGTAAGACTCAGATAGAGAAACGTATCCAGAGACGGCTTGACACCATAACGCCAGCTCAATTGGTCAATCTCAGGAAAATCTATAACAGTCTGAAAGATGGAATGTCGAGTTCCGCAGATTGGTTTGAACCGGATGAAAAGGCCGCCACAGAGGAACCGAAAAAAGGAACTGATGGGCTGAAAGAAAAGATCAAGAACAAAAAAAATCCCGAAAAGCCCAAAGACGAGACAGATTACCAATCCTTATCAATAGATATCCTGAAAAAGATATCAAAAGATGCAAGGGATTTCACATCTGATGCCGGACTTACGCACGAAGTGATAGTAAATCTTTGGAAGGAGGTTAACGAAGATCCGAAAACTTTTGAAGCCAGGGTCTTTGAACTGATATGATAGACAAGGAAATAAATGAATTGGTTTCGAGGAAAATGTTGGCCATCCTGAGGCAGGTTGACAGGAAAATTGCTTTACTCAGGATTGAGATGATGGGAACGGCCAAAGAAGAAATCATTGAATATCCCTGCATGGCCAAATCCGTTATAAATATTAGCAGTCAGCAGTGCGAGGCAGAATTAGCAAAACCCGCTTTGGATGCAGAGAATATTCGTGATAGATGTAGCAATGAAGTCTACGAACAAGTGCTGAAAATGCGGCATGAAAAAGAAAAAATCCTTGATTCCCACGAGGTCAATAGCGAGACCAGAAAAGCAGATTTGATAAATTCCATTGTTGCACTTCTGCAAGCTAGAAACATGACCTGGGATGATTACTTGAGACAGGAAGGCATAACCGATGCTCCGCTTGGAGGAATGAAAGTAGCCAAGTTATATGAGGAATTCAAGAAAATTGCTTCTAAAAAGCCATACCAGACAGAGGATTTTAATTCCATTGATGATATCAGGATCCCGGCATTCGAAGAGAAACTCCCATTTACGGATACAACAGAATTGATTGAAGCAAAACCGGAACCAGAGCCAAAAATAGAAAACATCAGACCAGGGATAATAAAAGCCCTGGCAATTAAGAAAGGAGTTATCGAGGATACCAGAGAAGATTGGAATAAATACATGAAAGAGATCAAAAAAATGTATAATGTTAAGTCTATTCTGAATCTGACCGAGGATCAGAAGCAGGAGATAGTTGATATTTTGAATGAAATCAGGGAGGAATAACATGGGAAATACAGAAAGTAAATTTGAATTGATGGTACGGGAAAGCGGGCTGGATAAAACAAAGGCTCAATATCTACTGGATAACTTCACGGAATATTTTGCTATCGCTTCGGACTGGGAAAATAAGGCAAAGACCCTGGCGGTTACCGACGAAAATCAGACAGCGGTAATGAAAATGGCACGAGAAGGCAGGTTATTCCTGCAATCTAAGAGGGTTGATATTGAGAAAGCCAGGAAGGATCTGAAAGACCAATCCCTGCGAGAGGGCAAGGCGATTGATGGCATCGCAAACGTATTGAAAGCCCTGATAATTCCCATAGAAAATTATCTTAGGGATCAGGAAAACTTCGTAGTCAATAAGCAGAAAGCAGAAGTGGCAGAAAGGCAAAGGCTTGCACTAGAGTTATTGCGAAAGCAAGAGGAAGAAAAAGCAGAGATTGACAGGAAGGCAAGGGAAGCAGAACAGAATAGATTAAGGCTGGAGAATGAACGATTGAAGAAAGAACGCCAAGCGACAGAAACAAAAGCCATGATGGAAAAAATGAAACAGGATAAAATCAGGGAAAAGGAAAGAAAACTAGCCGAAGAGAAGCTGGCCACAGAAAGGGAAAGATCAAGAATTGAAGCCGAAAAGATCAGGGTTGAAAATGAAAAGAAGCTGGCCGAGGAACGCAAAAAAGCAAAAGAAGAAGCCGAGAAACTTAGAATAGAGAACGAAAAGAAAATGCTTGCAGAAAAATCCAGACTCGACAAACTCAAAAAGAAAGAAGAAGCAAAATTGAAAGCCGAAAGAGAAGAATTGAAAAGGAAACATGAAGAAGAACTCAGGCAGGCAAGGCTTGTGAAATGTCCGAAATGTGGACATGAATTTGAGAACATTAAATAAATAACGATGGGGCATAGCTGAGATGATCTAGCGTGCGGCTGTTAACTGCAAGACGAAGGTTCGAGTCCTTCTGCCCCAGCGATACAATAAGCAAAGGGGGAAATTATGGGAATGGGAATGTTATTCAACAATGAACTACTTGATTATAGAGATTTTTATTGTGGGTCAGGATCGGAAAAATGTATCGGTCCCAAATGTGCCAAATGGAGAACTGCAACGATCAAAGGGAAACGGGATGAGATAAGGGAAGTCAGGAAATACTTTAATCCGAAAGATTATCACGCCCCGAAATCGGTAGATGTTTGGAATCCGGAATATCCAGATAAAACAAATGATTGGACGGAAACAGGAAGAACGGAATGCGAACTTCCAAATCAACTCATTGAATACAAATGCGTCTGGGAAGCAAAGGGAGTTGAATATACCAGAGAAGGCGGGTATTGCGGCGAGGCTGGATATCCGAAGAAGAAGATTGTTGATTTGGGTTATGAAAAGTCTCAAGAGATTATCACAGAAGGGATGGTTAAGGCACATGGGGAATAAATCAAAACAGGAGAAAGGGTTAACAATCGAAATATATGGAGAAAGATTAACAGTAACAAAATCCGCTTTCAGAACCATTAAAAAACTCAACGAAACCAACGAACGTTTAATACAAAGGCAGAAAATAATTCAAGACGAATATGACAAACTCAGTAAAAATGTTTTCGCCATCTTCGAGAAAGTCAAAAAACTGGAAGAATCGGTAAAAAAATACTATCCGGGATTATGGGCGGACAGCGTTAAACAAGGTGCCAACATGATCGATGTGATAACAAAGATCATAGAGAAAAACCAGATTCAGGTCCTACGGGGAATTCCCGAAGAAGTGAAGAAGTTGATAAAGAAATAAAAAAATGTATGGAGGACGAACAATGAATTTTGAAAAGGAATTTGAGACGTTCAAAAAGCGAGTGCCAGACGGATATGAATTATGGGACATCACTTATAGATTCTGGGGAAAGGGTCATTCTAACACGAGGTATACTGCAACAATCGGCATGAAGGACTGGAGAGTGGATGGTGAGATTTTCCAAGCAGAGAGAAAGACCGCAAAAGACGCCTTTGAAAAGGCGCTGGGACAGGTGGAACAACGGTAGGGAAAGGGGGACTGATATGGAACATTTGAAGAAAATTGAGGAATTGAGTGATTATAAAAAATTATATGAGATGGTAATCGACAACGTAAAAATGAGCCGTATATTCTGTCATATTATTGAAAAAGAAAATGAAGTATGCTGCCAGAAAAGTATTCCATGTTCGGAGTGCCTGGACAAATATTTCCGTGGACAGTTGAGAAAGGAGAAGGAGGATTTATGAACATAACCCAAATGACCTACCAGGAGATGGCCGAAGCAGCTCCGGTTATGATACCTGAGCAGATCAGGGCGGCTGTCAGGGAGATTACAAGGAGGTGCGAAAAGGGATGAAAATAAAAGTAAAACGTGATGGGAAATTCATCAAAGTCAATGTCAGTTATCCGTGTTGTTTAAAGTATCAATGTTTCAGTCCGCATAAATATGAGCATAAAGGCACTACGATTGATGGGAAACAGAATAACTGGATAGATAAGAATTACTCTTGCAGTTACAGGAATTTTAACGGCTGTCCAGAGAGGCCGAAAAGGAGGGAAGGGTGAATAAAAATTATATCGGACACAGATGTGAATATGCGCCTTTTGGCGAAGAATGGAAAACTACTATGATGAGGCACAAAAAAGTAGAATTGGTAGAATTGTATAAGAGATCCTGCATTGATAATATGAAATCCAAAACAATATATATTTGTACATTCTGCGATTCCGAGTATGACAGCCCTGAAGAATGTAAACGCTGCGAAAAATCCTGCTGGGGCGACCACCAGGTTGATGCATTAAGAGATCAGCGAAGGGATGACGAATTGTGCGATAGGTTGAATGGGGAAACAGGAGTTGATTGAAGTGGGTAAATATTACGGATGTAAATCGTGGTCATGTAAGCAATGTAAACATTATGTTAAATTTCTGTGTGTTGCCAGCATGCAGGATATTTGCTGGAACAAAGGTTGTTTTTTTGAAGAGAAGGAGGCGTGAGAAGGGATGAATGTATTGATAGGATTTGAACAATCAGGAATAATTCGAGAAGCTTTTAAGAAAAGAGGCCATAACGCTTGGTCATGCGACTTGCTTCCATCTCTCATTCCAGGACAGCATTTGCGATGCGATATATTTGATGCCTTTGATCATTTTCCGAAAAAGTGGGATCTGATTATCTTGCATCCGCCTTGCACTTGCCTGTCAGTATCAGGGAATCATGTATACGCAAAGGGAAAAAAGAAGTATCAAGAAAGAATTGATGCTGTTGCATATACTATTGAATTATGGATTATCGCAAAATATTACGGGAAAAGAGTATGTCTTGAAAATCCGGTTGGCGTTCTAACGACCATGACAAACATGGGAGTAAAACCACAGTATATTCAGCCCTTCCAGTTTGGACACTCGGAAAGTAAAAAAACAGGACTGTGGCTGTATAATCTTCCAGAGTTGAAACCCACAGGGATACTTGAAAAACCTGCTTGCGGATATTGGGAGAATCAAACTCCATCTGGACAGAACAAATTAGGTTCATCAAAAGGCAGATGGAAGATCAGAAGCAAAACTTATCAAGGAATTGCAGATTGCATGGCCGCCACTTGGGGCTAACAATATATAAGGAGAAATTTATGAAAGAATTAGCAAAAAAGATGCTGGAGAATTGTATTGAGATAGGAAAGGAAGGTGATTAAAGGATGAAAGAAACAGAATATTTAAAATGTGAATGTGAGGATTGGGCAAGGGATGATGGCTGGTTTTCAAAGCATCACCCGAACTGCGAAAAGTATGATCCTGCTGGTGATGCAAAGATAATGATCACGAAACTATTACGGGGAATAGAAGCCTGGGCGGGTGATGAGGATGGCGTTCATCCTGCTGTTTTTAGATCATATAGAGAAGCAAAAATCATGATGGGGGAATTTGATGTTTTGAGAAAGTTGACTTGACATTCTGTGAGAAAGTGGTAAAATTGAAAATGAAAGGGTCACACAACCCAAATGAAGATCAAAAATTTAATGGAGATTAGTCGAGCAATCGGCAAGGGGCTGTCCTCTTCCTTGTGTGACCTGGAGGATAGCCCCGTTTTTATTTTGAGGTGAAAAATGAGCGGATGGATCAAACTGCATAGGAAAATGATTAAATGGGAATGGTATAAGAAACCGGAAATGGTTCATTTATTTCTATATCTCTTATTTAGAGCCAATCATGAGGATCAAAAATGGCAGGGAATTGATATCAAAAGAGGACAAATCCTTACAGGACGCCGAAAGTTGAGTTTTGAAACAGGAATTTCAGAAAGATCGATCCGAACTTGCATAAAAAGGCTAAAATCGACCAGCGAACTGACCATCGAAACGACCAGCAGATATTCTCTCATAACCATTACCAATTACGAGTTTTATCAGAGTTGTGAAATAAAACGACCAGAAGAACGACCAACAAACAGTCCAACAACCGACCAGCGACCGACCAGCGACCGACCAGCGACCGACCAGCGACCGACCACAAACAAGAATATTAAGAATATTAATAAAGAAGAGAAACCTGAAGAATCCAAGAAGAAAAGAATTAATACATCCGAAATAGACACCGACTTTGAAACTTTCTGGAATGAATATCCAGGGAAAGAAGGGAAAGCCGGAGCAAAGAAACACTTTACCAAACTGGTTAAAAACAAGAAAGAGACTGTGGAAGATTTGATTTTATCTGCTAAGAATTATGGCTCTTATTGCAATATCAAGAATACAGAAAGAAAATATATAAAAAAAGGATACAATTTTTTCAATGATGATTTTTATAAAGACTTTATGCAGGAATATGTTCCGCCTGCACTGCCCCATGATCCCTGGGACTGGGACGCAAATGACCCATTCGGCGATAAAGCCAATAAAGCCAAAATTGTAGAAAGCGAGGTATTGTAATGGATATAATGAATGAACTTAAAAGTTATTATTTGGCAACAACAAAGGAACCGCAGAAATTAAAGATACTGCTTCAAGCATTTGATAGAATCATTCTTCCAAAACTTCAAGATGAAATGAGTGATGAAGAAATTTATGATTTTATACTGGTTAATTTTATTTATTTCCCGACGGTGGCAGAAATGATAAAAGTTATGAAAGTCCCCGAAGTCGACCACAAAGCAATAGCAGAAGTATGGTGGGATCGAATAATGAAAGAAATGGCAAGAACCGGATATATGAAATCAATCGCATTTGAGGATAAACTTGTAAATGATTTTATCAAGAACCAGGGCGGCTGGGTAGAGTTCTGCAAAAAAGACTACGAAGAATTGAAATGGGTAAAAAAAGAGTTTATAACAGTTTATTCCGGTTTGAAAAGAACGGGTTGCATAGGAGAAACAAAAAAATTATCTGGATTCGAGGAATTGACCAATCAAACGATAACCGAGGAACCCGCTTTGATTAGTTTGAATGACCGCCGGGAAGCGAAACAATTATCCGAGCCGATCAGATTAAAAACAGAAGAAAAAAGACAAGGATTGATAGAGGATTTAAGCAAAAAACTAACACCATTTCAGGAGGGAAAATGA